CGTGCGTCTGTTCCACAACCTGGTCAATGATGAGCAGTCTATGTGCTCGAAATTCCCGGAGGATTTCCAGCTGATGCTGATCGGCAGCTTCGACGATACGACTGGCGTGTTTCAGCCACAGGCGCCCGAGCTCCTGTGTAACGCCCATCAGCTCAAGAATCCTGTCCCCGAGTAACTGACCCCCTCTTGCCCCTTCACGGGGGCTTTTTTTTGAAAGGATGGTTTCATGCGTTCGGTCATGGTTCACAAGTTCTCGCAGGTTCCCAAGGTCGAAATCCCCCGCTCGAAGTTTGATCGGTCTCATGGCTACAAGACAACCTTTGACTCCGGCCTGCTCATTCCCTTCCTCGTGGACGAGGCGCTTCCCGGCGATACGTTCAGCGTCAACGCCACGGTGTTCGCACGTCTGGCGACACCTATCCATCCCATCATGGACAACATCATGATGGATACATTTTTCTTCGCGGTTCCGATTCGTCTGGTCTGGGACAACTGGCAACGGTTCAACGGCGAGCAGCGCAATCCTGGCGATACGACCGACTTCACGATCCCGCAAATGGTGTCCCCGGCTACCACCGGGTATAACCCGCTGTCTCTGTCCGACTACATGGGGCTTCCTACTGGTATTCCTGGGCTCTCGCACAGCTCGCTGTGGCATCGCGCGTATAACCTGATCTGGAACGAGTGGTTTCGAGATCAAAATCTTCAGGACAGCGTTGTTGTGGATGTGGACGACGGTCCGGACAATCCTGCTGATTACAATCTGCTTCTGCGAGGGAAGCGTCACGACTACTTCACCAGCTGCCTTCCGTGGCCGCAGAAAGGCCCGGGCGTCGAAATTCCGCTTGGGACGTCTGCGCCGGTCACGGGTCAGTTTCGCGTCAGTGCAGCTGGCATGACGGGGAGTAACTACCTGGTGGCGAGTTCGGCGGATGGGGTTATCTCTACCTATCCGAACAAGCCAAATGCGAACGAGCCGATTACGGCGACGCTGGATATTAACGGCGGTCTCTATGCTGATCTGAGTCAGGCGACGGCGGCGACGATCAATACGTTGCGTCAGGCGTTTCAGGTGCAAAAGATCTTCGAGCGGGATGCGAGGGGCGGCACGCGGTATACCGAGCTCATCCGCTCCCACTTCGGCGTGATTTCGCCGGATGCGCGCCTCCAGCGGCCGGAGTATCTCGGCGGTGGTTCCTCGCATGTCAACATCTCGCCTATCCCCCAAACGTCGGGGACGGCTGGCCTGGATCCCGGCTACTCGGCCACCCCACAGGGCAACCTGGCTGCGATGGGCACGGCCGGTTTCAGCGGCCACGGGTTCTCGACCTCGTTCACGGAGCACTGCTTGATCATCGGCTTGGTGTCGACCCGTGCCGATCTGACGTACCAGCAGGGTCTAAACCGGATGTGGTCTCGGAAAACTCGGTTCGACTTCTACTGGCCAGCGCTCTCGCACATCGGCGAACAGGCGGTGCTGCAAAAGGAAATCTTCACGTCTGGCGTTCCGGCCGACGATGACAAGGTCTTCGGGTATCAGGAGCGTTATGCGGAGTACCGGTACAAGCCGTCCCAGATCACGGGCCGGTTCCGTTCCTCGGATCCGACGTCGCTGGATTCGTGGCACCTGTCGCAGGACTTTCCCTCGGCGCCTCTGCTAAATGAGGTCTTCATCGAGGAGCATCCGCCCATCAAGCGGGTAATCGCGGTGGATACCGAACCGGAATTTTTGTTCGACTCCTATATCCAGATGACATGCGCGCGCCCGATGCCGGTCTATGGCGTGCCTGGTCTGATCGATCACTTCTAACGCGAGGCCCGCCATGATTCCAGCACTGATCGCGGCGGGCGCCTCCATCCTTGGGGGCGTTATGGCCAATCGGTCCTCTGCGAAGGCATCCGCTGAGGCGAACAACATGTCTTGGGAGCAAATGAATGCTCAGAACGCGTTTAATTCCGCGCAGTCGGAGGTCGACTTCACTCGTTCTCGTCAGTCCATGCACGAGGCGAACGCTCTCAATCTCTCCAACATGGAAGCCGCGCACAACTACCAGCGATTCCAGAATCTGGAACAGCAGCAGTTTCAGGATGCCCAAGCTAACAAGCAGATGGCCTTTCAAGAACGGATGGCAAACACAGCGCACCAACGCGAAGTTCTCGATCTTCGTGCTGCTGGCCTCAATCCTATTCTGTCTGGGACAGGCGGCATGGGCGCAATCACCCCCGCCGGTGCTATGGGAACGGGCCACGCCGGGGGACCTTCTGCTGCTTCGGTCTCTGGGCCTTCCGCCCGCGGGTACTCATCAGGTAGCGCAAGCTTCAGCACGCCTCGCTTTACTGACGTCCTTAGCCCCGCTGTGTCTTCGGCAGTGCAAACCATGCAGGGACTGCAGGCTGTCGAAATTGGAAAAGCTCAAGAAGACAAAACCCGTGCAGAAGCTGCCCGGACTTGGCACCAGGCTGGACTCGATCCCAAGTTCGCGGAAGCCGAACGCGAGCAGGGAGTAGGGCTTACGGCGGAACAGCGCTACAAGGCCAAACACGAGGGACGCAGCGCGGCGGCGAAGGCCGACGTCGACACGGGTACGGACAGGCCCGGCGGTGAGACCTTCCTGATGCAACAGCGGGAAGCGGAGCTAGGCTACCTGCGTGAGCAGCAAAAACACATGGGAGCGACAGCCAGGTCGGCTAAGGTCGCGGCCGACTTGGACGAAGAGTTCAAACAGCTCGAGCGCACGATAGGCATGGGCGGTGGTGCGGTCTCTGCTCTCAAACAACTCCTGTGGATGCTACGCAAATAGCGGCGGTGCTTACACGCCGCGCTTATCACGGCGAATGCCGCAATATCTACAATGTATCAGAATCGGGTTTATTCACTTGACATTATCTTTTTTCTCACTTGTCATTACTGCATTACCCGTTCGTCATTATCTCAATACCCAATCATCATTACCTCATTATTCAATCGTCATTAGGAGCTAATCAAAATGCGTATTATCTTCCGTCATGCATATTCCCCGCAGCTTCGCGTCCCCGCCCCGGTGGGCGGAAAAGCCCGCACCATGCAGCAGTTCAAAGACGAGGCCGACGTGAACGTGATCATGGCCAGGTACATGGCCACCGGCGTTCTGCCGGAGGACATCGACGCCGGGGCCCGCCAGTATCTCGACGCCACCGGCTACGACTTCCAAGCGGCTCAAAACCTCATTGCGGGCGCTGCCTCGCTCTTCGAGCAGCTGCCCTCGAAAATCCGCAATCGGGTCGACAACGATCCATCAAAACTTCTCTCTTTCCTTCACGACCCGGCAAACAGGGCGGAAGCCGAAGACCTGGGGCTCATCTCGCGCTCCGCCAATCTTCCGGCCACCCCCTTGCAGACTGCGGCGGCGGCAGCCGCCGGGCTCGGCACGAGCCCCCCGCCGGCCGACCCGGCGGGCAACCCAAGCTTCTCGCAGGCTGCACCAGGTCGTCAGACCTAGTGCAGCCAGCACCCAACGCCGGTTGACAATCCGTCACTGAGTGTAGTATTTCTTGTTGTAACTACACTCATTGACACCATCCCCCCCGGATGGGGTCTAAACAAGGAGGATCTGATGCGTCGCTACGGTATGAGCAAAGGGAGTTCCAAGGGCCTTTTCCGTCGTTCCGGTTCCAGGACTCACTGGAAAAACGTGGCTGGTTCGCCCATGCGTGGCGGTATCCGGCTGTAAGTGGATGCCTTGCTTCCATCCTGTCCCCGCTTGGCGTTCCAAGACGCCGGGCGAGGACGGTCGCCTCGGGATAACCTTCAACATCTCAGAGGGTTATCCTGATCTTCCTCTCGAAATGCCTTGTGGCCGCTGCATCGGCTGCCGTCTGGAAAAAACCCGTCAGTGGAAAGTGCGTCTGGTCCACGAGGCCCAGTTTCACGTGCATCGTTGGTTCGTCACGCTCACCTACGACGATGAGCATTTCCCGCCGGGCGGTGCTCTAGTCCGCCGGGACATGCAACTTTTCATGAAAAGGCTCCGCAAGAAGCGGTTCGGCAGTTCCAGAGGGTCCCTCCGCTACCTCTACTGTGGCGAGTACGGCGAGACCACTAACCGCCCCCACTACCACGCCGTGATGTTCGGCGTGGACTTCCCAGATCGGCGCGAGTACGGCAAAAGTAAGTCGGGGCTACCCCAGTGGGCATCCGCCGAATTGGATGCGTTGTGGGGGCTGGGAAGGTGCTTGCTGGGCACTTTTACGCCAGAGTCTGCTGGCTACGTTGCGGGCTACGTCATGAAAAAGGTCTTGGGCGAGCCTTCCAAGGAGCGCTACACCTTCCTCGACCCGAACACGGGCGAGCTCATCTATGCCCCGCCGTTCTCGATCATGTCTCGGCGCCCGGGCATCGGCGCGGCCTTCTACGACAAATTTCGCTCGGACATGTTTCCCGGCGATACGGTGATCCTCAACGGCAAGGAGGGCTCCGTTCCCACCTACTACCTGCGAAAGGAGAAAGCACGAGACGTTTCGGCCTATCAAGCCATCATCCGCGAGCGCACTGACAGGGCGTTGGCCTCCAAAGAGAACAGCACGCCGCAGCGGCTCGCTGTTCGCAAAGAAGTTGCCAAGGCCCGTATGGGCACATTCAAGAGGGATATCTAACCATGTTGCAGCGTTGCTTCTCGATCTTTGATCA